AGCCTTAGTAAACTTGTGCTCTCTTAAGAGGCCTAGAGTCTTCCTAAACTGCATTAGCCTGGTGATGCCTAGGTTGAACGCTAGGTTAACCAGAGCCTCTTGAGCAGCTCCTGGTAACGAGTGAAAGAACGTGATGTTTCTCTCCAGGTCATCCAGGGCATCGTTGATATCTTCTTCAAGCATCATCGTTGCTACTCGCTTAGACACACCCTTCTCTTCCAGGTTATGACCTACACCAATAGTCCAGACTCCTGCTGTACATTTGTACATATCCAGGACCAGGCCTTCGTGCTTAATCAGAGTCTCTTTTATTCTTTCGATATTCATGTATGTTTGCTCTCGTTTTAGTTATTAAGTATTGACAGGTGTTAGTTTCAAATATTCTTATGCCTAGCCATATAATCGTGAACAGCGAAGCTGTAGGTGGCAGCCATGCTGCTAGGGATAGAACGCCAGTTGATGCTGCAGCAACATCCAGTACGTCTTTTTCTTGTAAAGCCATAGGGGGACTTCCTAAGTTGTCTAGGTGGTTAGAAGGTGTAATGTAAAGGGGGGTGTTACTTGAGGGGATTTCCTAGATATTCTACTGCTTGCCAGAGGTCTGAAGCCTCAACTTTAAGCTTATCCAAAGTATCTTTTGAGTCAGCCATATCAGCGACAATTAGCTCTGCTTGTTTAACAGTACTCTTCATTGTCTCGATGTCTTTCTCTAGTGTGTTGACCTGGTTCTGTATGGTGAGTAGACCAGTCTGTTGGTCCTTGATAATCACCAGGTTAGTACCTAGTTCTGCTAGTTTGCCCTGGAGCTTAGATACATCATTAGCCTTCAGCTCTTGCTCTATCAGCAGTACCTTTTCTTCCAGGGGAACAATGTCTGGTATAACTACAGCCTCAACCTTTTCTAAACGTCCATACAGGCTGCTTGCAGTCCAGACAAATGAACCCAAGGTGGTCGCTAGTGATGCCACGAGGACAATGTAGATTCCCTTGAGCTTCACACCACCTATTGATAATTCAGTTTCTGCTAGATTCATATGTCACATTCCGTTTGATTCATAAAGCATTCGTAGCCTTGAGCTACTGGGCTTGTCTTAAAGAAGTCTGACTCAGCACCTGCTGCCAGAATGTCTGCCTCAGTGGCATAGAGGTCTAAACCAAAGTTATTACCATTGAGGTAGACAGCGGTAAGGTTTCTTGTGGTGTTGTAACCCATAGCCACCCACTGCTGATTAGCATCATAGAAAATGGTTGTCTGCTCTGCTGTGGTGTTTACGTTCTCCACAGACTGCTCAAGGAATGCCATTGCTTCAGGGTTAGCTGCTACACTCAAGTAGGCCGAGGCATTATTTGCGTGTATCTCGACATCTGTGGCTGCCTGGTTAAATGTGTCCACCTCTGATTGGTCAATAGTCAGTAATTCAACATTGTTAGTTACAAAGGATTGAACTTCTGCTTCTTCATTAGGGTTACCTTCAGCAGCTACAGACATCTCTTGTACCTGGAGTGCTGTAGACATATCGACAACTACGGTGGTGAAGGAATCTATGGCTTGGTCCATAAGCTCAAGCTCGTCCATAGCTTTACTTTGGAAGACCGCCTGGAGGTCACCATGTGGCATATAGCTAGTAATACCATACAAAGCATCGTTGTAAGCCTGTAGCTGCTCAGAAGTGATGTGAGCTGTCTCTGCTAGGTTACCTGATGACAATGAGCCTCCCTGGTGTGCATATTCTGTAGCAGCACCTACCAGGAGGACACCCTGGGTAATCTGGTTAGCTATGGCTGCACTAGATTCTACTAGGTCATCATATTGGTCATTTGATAGAGCTGCGGAACTTAGCAATAACAGAGATATTAGTGTCTTCTTCATCGGTTTCTTCTGCTCCTATATTAAGTATGGTGTCATACCAGTCCTTGGTGTCTTTGTTGTAATCAGGTATGTACACTTCAGGCTGCCTACGCATCATTAGAAACGCACGTTTACCTACGACTAGCTTACCGTTAGATAACAGCGGACATGGTGTTGCCGAGACAAGCATGGCTTTCCAGTTAGCCAGGTCCTGACACATTCGTGCGATGGCAGGTATCTTCATAGAAAGGTCTGAAAGCAGCTTACTGTCACGTCTCCTGGTACATCCTTCATCGATGGTGTAGCCACCAGAGGAGAACCCTACGCTCAGGGTCTGTAGTGAACCTCCAGTACCTTTTAGACAGGTGTCCATACCAGAGCTCATGTACGAAGGAGATATAGCACTGCCTACTGGCATCTGGCTGCTAGACCCTGCTCCGTTGTATGTGTTCTGGGTTGTACTAGATGTGTCTGTGGTATTGTTGTTGCTTGAGACTTGGGCACCCTCTCCTGTGAAACTGTTAAGAGAGCCTTCTTGCTTTACTTCTGCTTTAGCTAGAGAGCTTAGACATAGGAACAGGAGTAAAACTATGGTTTTTGTTACCATAATATTATTCCTTGTTACGATGGATTTCTTTGTGCGTCAGTTGGTGGTACGTTGTAACTTACTCTAGGATGAAAAGTTGTTTCGCTATTAGGATAACCTCTCTGTACTTCTAGGACATTATCATTTCCAACGAAACTGTCGGCTAAAGCTACTGCGGCTGTATGTGCCTCTTCTCTTGAACTGTGAGTACTATGTATTACTTGTTCAGTAGTACCTTCTGAATTTAACTGTAAGTAACCTACTTGCATAATTTAATCCTGATATTGTGTTAATACACCGCCTACTGAGTTAATAGCTATGTTTTCTACACTAGTAGTTTCCTTTGCAAAAACCTCTAACACTGGTCTATTTTTAAAATAACCTAAATATATTTTATAGTCTCTTCTAATATTAACAGTACCTGAGGCGTTGTAAGCATCAGCAGGATAGAAGTCTCCAATAATATATGTTCCTGTACTTTCCCAATCAAAAGGATGTAAATATAAAGTATCCCCATCAGACGGTAAGTTGCTTTGATAACCATAAGTAGTAATGACTGTTTTGTCAGTTATAATGTCATAAAACCAAGAATGGTTATTATCAAAAGAAAAAGCATTAGCCCCTGTAGAAGTAGTCGACATACCGCAATAAGGAGAAAGATGTTTGGTTACATCACCATCAACATTAAAAGACTTAAAGCTTCCCAGTGATGATACAGCTGAAACAGTACCTAAGTTAACAGTGTCTTCAGCACCAGAATAAGGTGCTTTTAACCTTACATAGAAAATAAACTCATTTGCTGAATTAATATCATAGTGACTTGACGTTATTTGGAAATCTACTTCATTCTCAGAGCCTGTAGTTACATGACCCGTTATTTCAGGTGAAATAGTTAAATATGCTGTAGTTAAATACTGAAGCATACTACTGAAACTATATGCGTTTTTTGCAAATCTTCTTCTATAAACCCGTTCTAAAGTATCTAACTTAGTACCATCAACAGATACGTCTCTGCCATCTACAGTGCCGCTTACTGCGATGTTTCCAACAACGTCTAAGGCTTCTGTAGGACTAGTAGTACCTATACCTACTTTACCGTCTCTTGTGATATTTAAATCAGTAAGAAGTTTTGCTTCGGCTAAAGTATCTTCAGTGGCAACGAATTGGTTAAATACACCAAAGCCTAAGTAATTAGCATCTCCTATTACAGGCGAACCGTTATATGCGATAATTGCGTGTGCAACATCAGCGTTATATGAATCATGGTCATCATTATACTCCGTGAATATCACAGAGGCAATTCCATCAGCACCACTTGCACTATCACTAGTGATTTTAATATCACCGCCCTGCACATGAAGTTTAGCATCAGGACTATCAGTACCTATACCTACGTTGCCTGATAAATCTTGAACCAATGCTGACGGTACAGTACTAGGACCTATGTTTAGCTTACCGCTAGAGTCTTTCCATATCCTATGAGAAGTACTGTTACTGCTTGTTAGAGCAATGCCGTCAGAATAGGCGTCGCCATCTTGTCGAACTACTAACGTACCGCCTGTTGACGCTACACCAGTGCCACCCTTTACTTCAAGTTTAGCTTGAGGACTACTAGTACCTATACCTACGTTGCCTGATGAGTCTATACGCATAGTCTCTTTAGAATCAGAAGACTTGAAAACTGTCTCCATGTTACTAGTTGCGTGGTTACCCGCTTGTATAGTCAACTCATAAGGCGTTGAAGTGTTTTTAGTTATAGAGGCTGTTCTTCCGTTAGATGTAGAAGTGCCACCAATAGTGAACGCAATGTTACCTGAATCAGTGTCAGTGCCTGTAGATACATGAAGTTTATCTTGAGGACTACTAGTACCTATACCTACGTTGCCTAATGAGTCTATACGCATACGTTCTTCGCCGTTTACATAAGTTCGTAAACTTCCGTTTTCACGCATGTGTATATAGCCGTCATTCGCATACTGAAATATAGACATACCGTCAGAAGATGTTGCGCCTGATGTAACATCAGTAAGGTGTAACTCTGCACCGTTACCTGTAGCGTGGATGTGCAAACTTGGCTGGGCGTATGCTCCACTAGGCAAACTAGTACCTATACCTACCTTGCCTGATGAGTTAATAAGCATACGTGTAGTAGCATCTGTAGCAAACGACATGTGGTTCGTATTATGATGATATTCAATAGTACCTATCGCTGCTGCTGAATTGTCTGCAAAGTATATTTTTGACTCACCAGTATCTACAGAATCAAGGCGTAAAACAGAATTACCTACTGTGCTGTGTATTCTTGCTTGGGCTGTGTCTGCCTCAATGTCTAACGGATAATCAGGACTAGTAGTACCTATACCTACGTTGCCTGTAGTTGTCACATCGCCTGTAAAGTCAGCACCAGTTAACATAGCCGCTCCTGCGGCAGTTACATTGGTTGCATTCGTGACGTCTGCACTTGCTTCAATTAGGTCTAACTTATCACCATCAGTAGATACATCACGACCGTCTACTGTACCGCTTACTGCAATGTCTCCGCTTACAGTGACAATAGAAGAAGCATCTCTATCAACAGCTACACCCGCTGAGGTGCTAAGAGAATCATAATCCCCGTCTAAAACATCCTGTACAAAAGTACTGGTGATGTTGCTAGGATTACCAACAAGACTCTGAAAAGTACTAAATTCATTACCTGTGTAGTTATTAGAGACAAACGAAAAAATACTCGAAGAATCGGCTGAAGTAAATCGGTTATCTTGGTTAGTATCAAAAGAATCTCTATACTTTTCAGGGGTGAGGGCATAGTTAGAGCCAGAAAATACGTAGACATACCAAGCGGCTAAGTCTTGGATGCTACGGCTAGTTGTCAAAAGGTCACTGGCAACAGGTTGTTTATTTACTATTAGTTTAGACTTTGCTGTTATATCACCAGTAAACGTAGCACCTGATAAATCAGCTTTACCTGAAACGTCTCCTATAATGTCACCAAAAGAAACATTACCATTACCATCAGTTACCAATGCTTGTCCGCTTGTACCGTCAGTGCTTGCAAGCGTGTAACCCCCTGTAGCTAGTGTTCCAGTTAGTGTAATATCACCTTCGAAGTTAACACCTGTGTTTGTTGTACTTAGCTTCTCATCACCATTAAAGTATAATGTTGTTTCTGCACCAGAGTTTCCGTATAGATACCTATTTCCACCTGAAAGACTATCTTTTAAATATAAATCAGTTCCGTATATTACTAAAGAGCCTGTACCCGACTCTCCAATATAACTAGTATTGTTACTAGAACTATGCGAAAGTCTTAAATCACCGCTAGCACCAAAGAATAACTGTTTATCATCAGGTACTCGTGCATGGTCATTGAAATAAACTTGACCAGTAAACGTAGCACCTGATAAGTCTGCTTTACCTGTGATGTCTTGATGCGTAGTTAGGTATCTACCATCGAGGTCTGTAGTAACTGTACCACTGTTAGCTTTAGTAAGTGTTAATGTACCATCAGTAGTATCAAAAGATGCTGATGTAACTTCTAAGTTCTGTGCTGAAGTAGCTGATGCTAATGCGTTAGACTCAGAAGTAGATGCGTTAGATGCTGAAGTGGCTGCGTTAGTTTCTGAAGTTAAAGCATTAGCTGCTGAACTGGCAGCATTAGTTTCTGAGGTTAAAGCATTAGCTTCTGAGGTGGCTGCATTAGCTGCAGATTGTGCTGCAGCATTAGCAGAACTTTCGACTGCATCGGCTTTCTCTGAGGTTATACCTGTACCAGAGTAAAAAGAAGTCTTAGGCATTGGGTGCTTCCTCGCAGTTTAAAGATTGTAGGATGGTTGCATTCTTTGAAGTGTTCCTGAGAGTTCAGCAACATTGGCTTGTTCCTGGAGCTCAGTCATGAAGTACAGATACTTCTGGTCGAACACCTGGGCTCTTTCATCCAGGAA